GAGATGCACGTTGTCTTCTTTAGTTATATGGCAAGCCCTAAGAACCAAACGACCACCATCCTCAACAACAATTGCTGCGTTGTTTTCAAAACAATCTAGATAACAACCTGTGAGAATCAAAGTACCAGACACCACAATTTGCCTAGTAAACGTTGTGCCCGGGGCAGCAGTGATAACAGATTTTGTTTCTGTTGTTGTAAAACCAGCGTTCTCACTAAATGAAACAAACAATCCAGAATGGTTATCTTTAGGCATCTCAATGCGCTCACCCGGTGTTGTTACACCCTGACCTAAAGCCCGGACAATTTGCACAACCGATCTTCGTGTCGTGTCATTGACGCGTTCAGTTTTGGTTTCATTTCTGTTTAGGATTTGATCGGTTCTCATCGACCTGTCCTGCGTCTGCTTCCTTGGTTAGGACGGAGCAGGGCCTTACTGCTTGCAAGAATTAACTTCTCTGCTTTGTCCCTAATAAAACCAAAGATCATGTAAGAAACATGTTCACCACGAGCGCTATCAGAAATAGCAATCGTATTGTACTCCTCGTCATCAACAAGGTATTCGCCATACTTGGGCTCACCATTAAACGTTCTCGTCGCTAGAGCACCCGATGAGTTTTTGAACCGTGTTCTTATTGTATTTTTCTTTGCTATGGTTTCAATGGCTGGGGTTTCGCCAGTAAAATCAACAACTTGAGAAGACCAGCTTTTCCAGTCACTAGCACTAAGAATATTAAACAAACCCCACAACCAGTTAGGAGACAAGGGAGACGATGCCGGGCCATGGCTGATAACGCGACTAAACAACCCACGTGCTTTGACCTGTGTTGCTCCGCTTTCGCCTACCTGTTCGCTTTTATATGCCCAGTCAATAGCCTGAGCTTTGTGGTCAGCAACTGGAGCGGGTTCGTTGTACTGATTCCAGTAGTAAACTTGAGCATCTTTTGTGGTTGTTCCGTCGCCAACCGTTGCCGCTGTGACACTGATCCCAAAGTTTAATCGTGTTTTTGACGTGGTTCTTTGCCACCGCAAAATGAACAGAGGCCCCTTTTTACCAATACCAATTTGCAAAGGATTAAGAGCAGGTGTTGCCACGGTAAGTTGTACAGCACCAGTTGCGTTGTTAACTGTTTTTACAGTGTAGCTACCTAAACTACTAAGTCTTTCCGTCGGGAGCATTGGATATAAACTACCCGCAGCCGAGGGATCTTCCCTCAAAGACCAGTCGTTTTCATCGAACGAAAACTGCAAGTCAATTGATGTTGGCGGTTGAGCCCAACTAAACCCAGTTGGAACACTTTCCTGCATCACACTCACAAGCTGGAACAAGTCGCCGCTTACAGGGTCAAGTGTAGGCTGATCTAAATAAATCCTACAATCCAAAGCGACTGTGCCATATCCATGCACGGTGTAAAAATTACTCACAGAGTTATAAAACTCATACTCATAAGAACGATCCAGGCCCCCACCACGACCGCATTCCAACAAGTAATACGAAGAGTTTTTGATGCCTGTGGATGTCTCGTTGTCCGTAACCAAATCCTGATCGAAACCACCAACGCAAAACAGCTTACGCCCTGCCTCAAGTATAAACGGGTTTTGGATGTTGTTGTTTGCTTGGACTATTGAAGCGCCTCCGTTTTCAGAGACACAGGACTCTACAGTCCACACAGACCACTGACCTTTAGACAAACACCACATCACACTGTTTGATGGACTGCATAAAATAAGCTGATCTTCCGCAGGCCAAAAAGTTAACGATACCAAATCATCAGTGCGAAACTTCAATAGAGTCCGTGGCTGATTAGTAGTGCTTACACCTGACACACCGTTGGCGGTTAGGTAGTGATTCAAGGGGCAAGTAATGCCATCAGCAAAAAACTCATGAATAGCATCAGATATAGTTTGTATCTGCATACCATTGGAGGTTGCGTAAACCCCGTTATTATCACACCAAGATACAGCGCCTTCTTGTTTTGTAATTGACGATGAGGATAAACAACCAATCGTTTCACTAACCGTGATGAACCGACCATTAGAGGAAATATCCCCAACCGATGGCTGATACAAAAATGTTTCAGACTCAGTAAATACCAATAGGTTGTCTAGGATCGACTCAACGGCTGTTACGGGTTTTTGAGAAGGAACAATAACAAAGTTCTTACTTATAAAAGCGTTTGGAGCAGCGGGCTCGCTAAAATATATTTCATGATTCCCAGCCCACACCAAAATGTTTTGTATAGAACTTATGGAAACGGGCGGCGGGAGATCTCCGTCTTGTAAATAAAGATAAGACTCAGGAAACAACCCATCAACAGGGACAAGAGTGTTGACAAGAGACGACTCTGAATAGCCTTTAACATTGTTTTGTGTTTGATTAGAATCAATGGTTTTCCTTCGGCTTTCCCTAAAATCAGTAGGAAAATAACTTAACACACCTGTTCTTTTGTTACCAAAAAACAAGGTGTTATCAAACGTATGAAAATAAAACCTGTCATCAGTTCCGAACACAAAGTTCTGAGCGTCAAGGTCTTCATTACTTTCATAAGTGCCGTGCCATTTGTTTTGCGTAACAGGCCCGTTTTTTAGCGCCGCAGTATGGACGTGAAGTATCTCTTCCCAGCGATCACCTGTTGCAGAGTCTACAATTGATACAGCAAACAACGAAGACCATTTGCTCATGTTGCGGAAGGCTTGGTTGGCATTGCCTGTTTGAGCTTTAAGTTTGAACACACTTACAACGTGATGTGCGCCAGATGGTGACTGCACAGACGAGGAACCTAAATGCTCTTCATACCCATAAACACTAGGACTTGCCGACAAATCAGGTGGCGTATCTAAGGTTGAGTTATAAACCGCTAGCTGACCAAAACCAGGGCGAGTCTCCCAGTTAACACGACCTTTGCGGACCCATACGTTTTGAGCCCACCTACCACGCTCCGCTGGTTGTTCAGTGATCCCACCGGAGACAATCTCTACCTCGAGCCCACCAACAGCCATTAGCTCACCACAACTTTAGAATAACCACGGATGGGAACAATATAATGAGAACTATCAGTTGATCTGCCTACGCTAAGGTAAGCTTTCAAAGCCTCTTCTTTTTCTCTCAACTGCGCTACAAGCGTTGTGTTTGGGGCTCCATCTCGAATCATATAATAACGCGCAGCATACAAAGCAATCAACGGATGATGAACCGCAAGGTTGTCAATAGCAGTAGCGTCACCACTGGCCCACGCTGTGCTTAAAATAGTGCTTTCCGGGATATACTCAATGCGCAAGGTGTTTGATGACATGCGCCCAGAAAATATAAGTTTAGTATTCTGCAAACAAAAGTCACCCTCAAGGTTTTCTACCTGCACAGGTGTCTGGGTCGGTACTAAATAATAGGAAAGAGCATCGTTAGCTCCACTATCAACCTGACCGATGCGCACGATTCTCTGAGCGGGGTTAGTACCAGCAACCCCAGCAGCAGTAAGGAACAGCGTTCCTGCCAAGTCAAACTCTCTACCAGACGGCGTAATGAAGAAACGCTCAACGTAAACCTCTGGATCAATATCGGTTACAGTCTGGCGAAACTCACGATAACCCAGATCACACATAAGCTGCGCCTGAGCCAACGTAAGGAAAGTTTCATCAGGCTCATCAATCAAAGACCTAAAAAGATCATAAACCTCTCCAGTTCTCATCCGCCACCTCCCATACCAGTGCGACGAAGACCCTGCTCAGGAACCTCATCCATCATCTGTTGCGCCATTTTCAAACTGGACATGCGATCAAACTCACCCTCTTGCTGCAACGCCGATACCGGTGACTGATAAGCCACCTCCATTTGTTCTTCTTTCTTTTCAGAAGGCACAGGACGAGGGAACACTGTTCTCTTAAAGTGTTGTTCGGCTGCTACTTGGTCAGGAGCACCAAAGGTGAGTATCGAAATAAACACATCTCTAATGTAAGCCTGACGATCGTATGGTAACTCATAGTAATCAGCCGATTTAATAAAATCACCAAAGACCTCTTTGAATACAGCCAAATCATCCGTAGGAAACACTTCAATAGCCTGACCAGCAGCAGCAGCCATAAGTATATCATTGGCATGAGCCATAGACTGCAAACGATCCGACACATAAGTATTGCCTGTGCCAAACTTCAGTTCTTTGAGCGCTGCGTCTTTTTCGATTAGACCAAGCTGCAACATATCCAGAATCTTTTGATCTCTGTCCTGTTTTTCGTTTCTAAATAAAGACCCGGCCTCAATGAAAATCTCAGGATCGTCAACGAGGTCAGTGCTTTTGAGGTAGTTAAAAACTACCCTACCAAGCGAATCCATCATCCTCGTCATCTTACCTTCTGTGTAATACTTACGCATCAAGGTGAGAACAACCTTACCAAGCTTCTCAGAGGCCCGCTCGAGATCATTCTGCGTTGTTTGTAACTGAGTCATGTCACGACCAGACAACGCCTCGATAGCTTTGCCTGATGTAACACCAACAGCCCGTTTACCCAGTGAGGTAGCGTGCAGGCCACTCACGTCCATCATCTCTGATGCTAGCTGAGAGGCATTCTGCAAAACAAACCCTGGCAATGACGGAGGTGTTACCGCTGTCGGAGCGCCCCCCGCCGGGTTGTAGTAAATCTTCTCGCCCTTGCGAGAGGTAATACTGTTCGGTCCTACGCCTGCTGTTTTCGGGATCAGCCACTTTGGATTTCCAATAAGCTCTGCGTTTTCAATGATTTGAGAGCGCACCTTATTATAGCTAATCTGTATCTCTAGTAAAGGCTCAATAGCCCCCATGCCCCACAATCGGCCAGGAATCTTACAGTATCGCACAACCTGCACAGGAAGTTCTTTGCCGGTCCACTTGCCCTCAAACAGGTAGTGCTCATCAAGCAGCACCTTTCGATCACCGTTTTTAAAATAAATCTCAAAGATTTCTAAACGATCTTGCAAATCCTGCGACGGATACAAACCATAGAAAGTTTTCTTTTGGTCTTTACCCCGTGGCACAGAGGCAGCCTTCTTAATAATCTCAGCCTGTTGTGGATATGCTTTCTCTAGATCTTCTCGATTTACTAGCTTAGACATTGCTGTCCAGTTTGACTCACGGTCACAAGTCACACCGGGCTCAAAGTATAGGTTATAAGGCGACACAACTTCGGTAACAACATCTTCACCATTGTAACGAGTATGCAAAGCAGCGTTGCCGCAGGACAGCATCCAACCAACAAGGTTAGAATAATGCGAAGACATGCGCTGCGCTTGCCAGTAATACTGAAGAGCAGCCTCGCTGCTCTTTGCTTTTACAACATCTTCAGCGCTAGGGCTTGCCGGGAGAACAGTTGTACCGGGATAGTTGACCTCGAGACGACTCTGAAGGTTACGGTACATATTCAGTATGAGGTTGATTGTTACTGAAGACCCTTCAACACGAGACCTTCTTAGATCCCCCGTGGTCCTATCGTAAACAATCTGCTGTCGCCCCTGAAGGAATAACAGGCAAAGATCCCAGACACGAACATAGTTGAGCTTGTCAGTGTTAAACTCGTCTATGTCTTTTTTTAGTTTTGCGGCCTTTGGACTTTTTGCCATTAGATTTCCCTGCTTTGCTTAACGCTATAGCGACAGCTTGTTTCTGCGGTTTTCCGTAGGCCATCTCTTTAGCGATGTTGCGTCTAATCACAGCCCGTGAAGAACCTTTTTCAAGCATACCTAAGCTGCCGGTTTGAATCCAGGCACAATGTCACCACGTTGCCTGCGAATAAGATTAGCCTCTTCAGCTTCGGCCTTGGTAAAGGCTTTTCCGCTTTGCTGCTTCTCATACAGATAAGTACGACGCTCCCAAGCTTTGAGAGCAGGACTTTTCTTTGCCGCCGCTTTTGGGGCCTTAGCCTTCTTAGCTGCGGGTTTTGTTTCTTTTTTCTTAGTAGGCATTTACCATCTCCATTTCATTCCTACGGTTCCCTGCCAATCGGTGGGATCTCCCCAGGCTGCGCCTGCTGACAACTGAGCGGTGAGGTCGAAGTCTCGTCCGATCGTATGTCTAACAGCAGCACCAGCATCCCACCTATGATTATTCCCAGTAAGAGAAAGATCAAGGCCACCGCTATCACTAGGGCGTAATACAACAGGGGGGATTATTCTGAGGGCTTTTTTCCCTGGGACGCTGCCGCCTCCAGAGCCGCTCGCTTCTGTTTCGCTACATCTTCCATGCTGATGCCAAGCACGCCGGCAACGGCACCCACAACAGACGCCACAATAGCCTCTGTAGGAAGATTAGGAAAAAAGTGCTTAGCCACAATAGGAAGAACTGCCGCAAGGACAGACAACCACAGTTTACGACTTTTAATTTTATCAGACATTTAACTCCCGAACGAAGCGTAAAGCTTCTTTAGTGCTTCCATTTTTTTAGGGTCTTCAAGTTTGTCCATAACAGTACCAGCAGCGGAACCAACGGTCGTAAGCTCGTCTGCTGTTACGTCTCCACCAGCGGCCATACCACCTAACGTTCCCCCAGCAGCCATCAAGGCCGGAGCAAACGGCGCTGTTACTGGATTCAGAAACGCCAACGCTCCCAACCCGGTACCAACTAAGGAGCCACCCTGTTTTCTACTGGCGGCCTTTTGTTGCTTTGCTCGAGCCCTGGCCTCAGCAGCTTTGCGACGCCTGTCGTCAGCTAACATGCGATCGTTAGCAGCGAAGATAGCTCCCAACGAGTTAGACATTTGAGCCATCAGTCCTCCCAGATACGCATAGGCGTTGCAAGTTCCTCATCAGCCTGAGAATCGTCCACCCCAAACGTGTCTCGGAACAGTCGGAGCCCCCATATAAGGAGCCCCAACTGCCCGAGATCAACGATGAGGCGAGCGACCTCAATCACTATCACACACCTGCGTAGCTGATACCGGTCAGAATACCATTCCGATTCGGTGCCGTGCATACGGTGTTGTAGTAGTAACGAACAAACGCTTCGTACGCATCGGAGTTTGTAAGACGACTAAGCACGCTGCCATCCATGTCCGCAAGGGCAGGAGCAGCAACCTCAGCGCAAACCCACGACTGCAGGTTCAAGAAGATCAAGAGACCTTTACCGCAGTGACGAGCAACCTTGAGCGGAATACCGTTGAACGATAACGCATTTAGGTTGAATCCGGGATCACCATCGTCAACGTTTACGTTGCGAGTTGTGGTTCCGACCGCCGTCGTAGTGAACGACATGAGCGCAGTATATTCCTGACGGAAGATATAGTGAGCAATCATGCAGTTAGGCTCTGAACCACTCAGGTCAGCAATCGTATCGAGGATACCCTGCATGCGCTTAGTGTCTACAGCGT